TTTACAATTCTCCAGTTAAATTATATGGTAATAAAAAATATGAATATCAATTCATTAATAAAGCATTTCCTGGTGACATAAAATATGACACTTCACTCATAAAAATACTAACAATTGATATAGAAACTTCAACGACATTTGGATTCCCTGATGTAGAATCTCATGTTGAAGAAGTATTGCTCATAACAGTTCAAGATTTTGTATCTAAAAAAATTACTTCATTTGGATGCAAACCCTTCACAACTGCTCAAGATAATGTTACTTACAATCAATGTAATGATGAAAGACATCTGTTGCGACAGTTTGTTAACTTTATTAAAAACTATCAACCAGATATTATAACTGGTTGGAACTGTCGACTTTTCGATATAACGTATTTATCAAAACGTATAAAAAAGATACTTGGAGATGCTGCTTTAAGAGAATGTTGCCCGTCTGGTGATTATGATGAAGGAGAAATTACATTTTCAAGAGGTAGAACTGCACCATTTGTTGATTGGAGAGGCATATCTGTTCTCGATTATATGGATGTTTATAAAAAGTTTTCTTATAAAACTCTAGAATCATATGCTTTAGATTTTGTTGCTAAAGAAGAATTAGGCCAACAAAAGATTAAACATAAGTATGATTCTTTTAAAGAATTTTATACTAATGATTGGCAGCTTTATACAGAATATAATATTAAAGACGTTGAGCTTGTAACAAGACTTGAAGATAAGATGAAATTAATTAAGTTAATAGTTACAATGGCATATGAAGCTAAATGTAATTATCTTGATTTGTTTTCACCTGTAAGAGTATGGGATTGTGTTATATACAGCCATCTTTTAAAAGATAATATACATGCAATGATTGATCCTAAACCTCCAGCTGATAGAGAAATCATAGGTGCTTTTGTAAAAGATCCGAAACCAGCTAAACATAAATGGGTTGTTTCTTTTGATGCTACTTCTTTGTATCCAACTATTATGATGACATACAATATGTCAAAAGATACAATAGGAGATTGGAAACCACTTCAAGATAATGAAGATTCAATTGTGCAACTCATTAATCAAACAGTTGATAAGAATGTTATCAAAAAAATTCATAATGACAATCTTTGTATGGTTGCTAATGGTCAAACATTTAGAAAAGATAAAAAAGGCACATTACCACAACTTATTGAAATGTATTTTGATAAAAGGATAAAAGTAAAGAAAGAAATGATTGATGCTCAGAAAGAAGGTGATACTGAACGTATAGCGAGTCTTAACTCTCAACAGATGGCTGCTAAGATTCTTATGAATAGTTTATATGGTGCAAGTGGTAATATCCATTTTAGATGGCACGATAAAAGAATAGCTGAAGGCATTACAATGACGGGTCAGTACGTTATAAGATATGTAGCTAAAAAACTCAATGAGTTTTTAAACAAGGTATGTAAAACTGAAGATATAGATTATTCATTTTATTCTGACACTGATTCAACATACATAACTCTTGGAACATTTGTTAATCAGAACTTTGCTAATAAAAGCAATAAAGAGATATCACTATTGCTTGATAAATTTTGTGAAACTAGTTTATCTAAAGTTATAGATAAAGCACTTGAAGATATATTTTCATATACAAATGTGTATCAGAAGAAGTTATCATTCAAACGAGAAGTTATTGCTGATAGTGGTATATGGTTAGCTAAAAAAAGATACGCATTAAATGTTTACGATTCTGAAGGTGTAGTGTATGAAAAGCCTAAATTAAAGGTTCAAGGTATGGAGATTGTGAGATCATCTACACCAGCTTCAGTTAGATCCACTCTTAAAGAATCAGTAAGTATTGTATTAACAAAAAATGAAGATACATTGCGTGAGTATGTAAAAGATATTGAAGATAAATGGCACAAACTTCCACCTGTAGATATTGCATTCCCAAGAACAGCAAATAATGTCACACAATACAAAGATTCAGGATCTATATACAGAAAAGGCACACCTATACATGTTAAAGGTGCACTGATGTATAATCATTTATTAACTACAAAAAACTTAAAACAGAAATATGAAGAAATACGTGATAGTGATAAAATAAAATTTGTATATCTTAAAAAACAAAATCCATTAGGTATAAATGTTATAACTTTCCGATCGGAAATACCACCTGAATTTAGATTAAATGAATATGTTGATTATGATATGATGTTTCAAAAAGCTTTTCTGGAACCTTTGACTTCGTTACTCAATGTTGTAGGGTGGAATATAAAAGAAGAGGCTACACTTGAAGGATTATTTAGTTAGGTTACTTGTATTGATTATTTTTGCAATTACATTTATAATGGGTTATTATAGTGAATTATGTAGAGGTGTATTATGTCCTTAATAGAAAAATTAAAAAAGAATACAACAATAAAAGATACCAGTTTATTATCTGAATCTAAGTTTTTTAATGAGAAAGATATGATTCAAACTCCAGTCCCTATGATTAATGTTGCATTATCGGGCAAATTAGATGGAGGATTGACACCAGGATTAACAGTATTTGCTGGTCCATCAAAACATTTTAAAACTGCATTCGCATTACTACTTGCAAAATCTTATATGGAGAAATATGATGATAGTGTGGTTTTGTTTTATGATAGTGAGTTTGGTTCTCCTCAATCTTATTTTGAGTCCTTTGGTATTGACACAAATCGTGTCTTACACACACCCGTCACAGATGTCGAACAGCTTAAGCATGATTCTATGCAGCAGCTTAACAATATTGAACGCGGTGATAGGATTATATTTATTGTCGACTCTGTTGGCAATCTAGCATCAAGAAAAGAAGTAGAAGATTCATTATCTGGCAAATCAGTAGCTGATATGTCCAGAGCAAAACAATTGAAAAGTTTGTTTAGAATGATAACGCCTCATTTAGCAATAAAAGATATTCCAATGGTTGTAGTTAACCACACTTATAAAGAAATTGGTTTATATCCTAGGGATGTTGTATCAGGTGGAACAGGTGTTTATTATTCAGCAGATAATATCTATATTATTGGTCGGCAACAAGAAAAAGACACATCCGGTTTAACTGGATATAACTTTATTATTAATGTTGAGAAGTCTCGCTATGTTAGAGAAAAAACTAAGATAGCAGTGGAAGTAAGTTTTGAAGGTGGTATAAGCAAATGGTCAGGACTAATGGATGTTGCGTTAGCTGGTAAGTTTGTTACTAAACCTTCTAACGGTTGGTATAGTAGAAAAAACGAAGATCAAAAGTTTAGAATGAAAGACACTTATACAAAAGATTTTTGGTTACCAATTATTTCAAGTAAAGAATTTGGAGATTATATAGAAACTAAATTTAAATCATCTGGTTCTAATTTAATGACTGGTAATTTATCAGAAGAAGATTTGGAGAAGGAGTTTGCAAATGCTTCGGAATGATTTATATAACCCGTGGTTTGCTGACGATAAAAAATGGGGGTTTGAAATATTATCTGGTGATTTCCAAGGTCTAGTCGTACAGTTAGAAAATATTGATTTAATTGATCAAGCAAAAAATGGTATTGGTGTTAATTATCATATTATTTATAAGCCAGAAATTTTATCTAAAGATATGATGGAAAGTGAAATGCTAAATCAAACTTTTGATTTAATTATTAATGATATTATTCAGGAGGCAATGCAAATTGACAACGATAGAATTAACAATACTAAGGAATCTGATACACAATGAGGATTATCTTAGAAAAGTAGTACCATTCTTAAAAGATGAATATTTTTACGATCAAAGTCAAAAAATTGTATTTAAACTAATTAATGACTTTGTAAAAAAGTATAATAAAACACCAACAATAGAATCACTACAAATTTCATTACAAGATAGTAACACTTCAGAGAGTTACTTTGAATCTTGCAAAAAACTATTATCTAATCTCACACAAGAGAATGTAGACGTTCAATGGTTATATGATACAACTGAGAAGTTTTGTAAAGATAAAGCTGTATACAACGCTATATTGGAGTGTATAGCCATAATTGATGGTAAAGATAAGAAGTTATCTAAAGAAGGAATACCTGATATCTTACAAGAAGCGCTATCTGTTAGTTTTGATAGATCAGTGGGTCACGATTATATTGATGATGCAGATTCACGTTATGATTTTTATAATCGTAAAGAAGATAGAATACCATTAGATTTACACTATTTAAACAAGATTACACAGGGTGGTATACCCAATAAAACGCTAAACATAGTCATGGCAGGCACTGGTGTAGGTAAGTCGTTATTCATGTGTCATATAGCGTCTAGTATCCTTTCCCAAGGTAAAAATGTACTTTATATAACATTAGAAATGGCAGAAGAAAGAATAGCGGAAAGGCTAGATGCAAACTTGCTTAATATAGAGTTAGATCAAATTAAAGATTTACCTAAAGACATGTATAATAGCCGTATAGACAAATATTCAAAGAAGACCAATGGTAAGCTGATAGTTAAAGAATATCCGACTGCTACAGCACATGCTGGACATTTTAAAGCATTGTTAAATGAGCTATCACTTAAACGTGATTTTAAACCAGATATTATATTTATTGATTATTTAAATATATGTGCTTCTTCAAGATTTAAGCAAGGGACAAATATTAATTCTTATACATATATAAAAGCGATAGCTGAAGAATTAAGAGGTCTAGCTGTAGAATATAATCTACCTGTCGTGTCAGCTACTCAGGTTAATAGATCCGCGTACGGGAGCTCTGATGTAGAATTGACAGACACATCCGAATCATTCGGTTTGCCAGCCACAGCAGATTTTATGTTTGCACTTGTCAGTACTGAAGAATTAGAAGAAATGAATCAATTAATGGTCAAGCAATTGAAAAATCGTTACAATGATCCAACTATTAATAGAAGATTTATAATTGGTGTTGATAGAGCTAAGATGAGATTGTATGATGTAGATAATTCAGCACAAAGTAACATTATTGACAATGATGGCACAAAAGAGGATAATATAGATTACTCACTTAAAAATTTGTTTAACAGAGATGGAAATACCAATCCGGATTTTTCTGGTATAAAAGTATAGGAGAAGAGGTGTATTTAAGTAATGCAATTGATAATGCTATTGAACATAATAGAGATAAGTTTATACGTAAACAATCTTATCGTGATTTATTGCGTGTACTGAATAATACATTTGGATATAAAGACCTAAAGATTGTTATAGAAAAATATGAAGACTTTGAACGTAATGAATATAGTTTAAGTGGTCTTTATGATATGGTAGAAGATAAAAAATATATTGTGCTCAATGTCTCTAAGAAGTATAAAAAGTTTGAAATTAGTAGTAGAATGTTTAAAGACTTTAAGTTTCTATTATCACAGGTATTACAACACGAATCATTACATCAATGTCAATGGTCATATAGACCAGAAGAAAAGGAACCATGTCATGTTGACTTTAGAGATAATGGTATGGGACAGTCTATAGAAGAAGAAAGAATATATCTGTCCTGTGTTGATGAAATAGAAGCATATGGTCATGATATAGCTTTAGAAATAAAACATTACTATCCAAGAACTGATCCTTTGAAGGTATTAAGATATGTTGATAGATATAAAAGACTTACATCATTCTTTGTTTATAAAAAGGCTTTTAAAGGAATTAAATGGGATAACATTAAAAAAAGATTATTGCGTAAAGCATATGATTGGACAAAAGTAAATGACTGAATACACACTATTTGATTTGATACATATTTTATTACTTTTAACTACTTGTGTATCATGTTATGTTGCTGGTAAGTCAAAAGGTGCAGGTGAGATGTGTGAGATGTTATTAGATGAGAGAATAATTAAGAATAGTGATCTTGATAAATTAAATAAAAAATACAATAAGTAACACACAGTTGACATACAATAAATAATATATTATAATGAAAGAGTAGTATAATTTTAATTAACTTGGAGATTCAATTTATGAAATTCGATACCAAAACAATCCGTGGCTTTGTTCTAGCACAACTTTTTGATGGTAAAGCTGTTACAGCTTCAACAGTAGCTAAGAAGTTTGGTACTTCTTCAAACTCAGTATCAGCTCGTATTAATGAGCTTAGGTCAGAAGGTTTTTCGATTTATGGTAATTCAAACTCTAAAGGTATTAAGTCTTATAAACTTGGTAAGCCTTCAAGAGCAATGGTAGCAGCTGCATATGCTTCACAAGGAAGTGCAGTTTTTAGTTAAGTTTTATCATACGGACATGGGCGTACACCTCCTCTCTTCCTCCCGCCCTCCTAAAAATGCCGCTAGATGGTCGTAACTAGCACCTTTTTACTAAACCCGCTTCGGCGGGTTTTTTTATGTTAATAAAATAGATAAATACCTACATGGCAGAACTCACTAAAGATGAATTTTTTAAGTTTTCAAAAGTTGTTGGTTACAGACCAACTGTTCTAGCTGACGTTTTTTCTAATGCATATATGAAAAGAATGACAGTAGAATTGGTTATGAAAGGTTCAAAAAATGAATCAAAATCTAGAGCTAAACCAGAAGTGAGAGTTTTTCCTTCTTCGAGCACTTTAGTTAGAAAGTTAAGGGATTTAGAATTAGCTAAAATAGGTGAATCGAGTGCTTTGCAAAAATTCAATAGTTTCGAATTAGTTGATGTGTTAGGTGATAAATTTAATATTACTAACATTGTAAAAACTGCTATGTTTGGAGGAGGTGCAGGTGCTAGAGGAGGAGCAGTCACTGCAGATAAAACTGAACCATTAGTTGCATTTGGTGTAGCGTTGGCCTTTGCAAAAGGAGATACAATAAGTGGCAATGATTTAAGCAAAAAAACATTAGTTAATACAGCTATAAAAAGAACACTTAATGGAGCTCCAATTGATCAATATATTCAAGAAATTGAAAATGGTGATTTATATAATATGATACAATCTGCAAACGCAATATATACTGAATTAAATAGTTTAGGTTTTAAAGGAACAATATATTCACATTTTGGTGATGCAGTAGTTAAACATGTTTACAACGCATATAAAGAGTGTAAAAAAAATGATGTAGATAAACAAGCTCCAGGTACTTTTGCACCAGATAAATGGAATCCTGGTGATATATGGATATCTAATTCTAACAAACCAAATGATTTTATTCTTCCAACAACAAGTTGGAGTGAACTTAATAAAGCTATTTTGAATTATGCTCTTGACACAAGCAGTCAAAAAAGATTAATTGGTATATCATTGAAAAAAGTTATTCAACCAAGAAAACCAACAGTCACTGAAATAAATAAAGATAATCAATTAAAATCAGTTCTTAAATTTAAAGGTTTTACAATATCTGCAGAAACCAAAAAAGACGCAAATGCTTTTTTTGATAATTCAAAAACTTTTATACACGCAGATTATAACGGACGTCCTTCTGTAGCTGAATTTAGAAACTTTAGTGGAGCTAAAGGTTTTCAAGCAGAATTACAAGGAATAACTGCCGCAGCAGGAAAAGTTGGAGCAGGTAATATAATTCATTTTTTAGAAGAAGCTGGAATTAATAGTAGTGATATCGATATCAATAATTATCAATTTAGTCAAACAAATACAATATTAATGAAAAATTTTTTTGATCTTTATAAAGAAGTTTCTCAACATAATAAAAATCTTAATAAAACTAAAATTTTAGATTTTAATTCATTTCAAGCAGGAATAAACAAAAGATTTACAAAAGATCAAAATGATGGTTTTGCTACTTCAAAATTAAAAGGATTAAAGATTATAAAAAAATTATTAGATACCACATCTAAAAAAAGAGATAAATTTATTACTGGCGCAGGTTTATATGGTTTATCACAATCAGATCAAAGTTCATTTCATTTAAAGGTACAATAATGAAATCCTTAAAATATTTTAAAGAAGAAGTAGATCTACTTAATGAACAAGATGAGTCTAAACTTACTCATTTAGAACATGCTGAAGATCATCATATAAACGCTGGTAAAGACGGTTTCAGCCATGCATTTAATACTTTGCATCATACTCATCAATTATTAAGTGGAGGCAAGTCTGATGCTTCTGTGACTACAAAATATGATGGATCTCCAAGCACTGTGTTTGGTCATCATCCTGAAAACGGAAAGTTCTTTGTTGCATCTAAGTCAGCATTCAA